ATTAAGGAACTTTTGGATAATGAAACAACGTTGCCATTGATATTAGGGCCTGTGTTAGTTCCTATTATTGCTCTTACTATTTCTGAGTTGTTAAAAGACGTTCCTGGACTTCCTACAGAATATTTACAAACTAAAGGACTACAGTCACGTGTAGATGCGGCATTAACTGCATTACAGTTTAAGAAACAAGAACCAACGCCTGGACAAGTGGGCAGAGTTGGAGAAGTGGTGCGCCCTGGAGAAGCCGCCGAAGATTTTTCCTGGGGCGATTTGCTCGACGTTGACTTTTACATAAAGCCAGAAAGGCGCAGAACACCAATTAGGCGCAGTTCGTGAATCCAGATCTAATAATCCTCTTTACGGGGGAGATTATCATTATACTTGCTCTCTATCGTTTTCTCTTAAGAGACTGGGTAATACAGAAATGGGAGGAGAAGATAGAAGAGGAAGGTTGGTTGCTGGTTAAGCTGGATCCAGTAATCGAAGAGATAGAGGACCGCGTTCATGATAAGCTTCAGCAGTTCCAGGATTCTTTTTTTGGTTCTGTTGGGGCCATGACTAAGAAAGCTAAGAATATGGATCCAATGAATAACATACGTAAAGCCGCTAAGGATGGAGACTGGACAAGTATGTTAGTTGAATATGCGGCCAATAAGGCCAACCTAGGACACCTACTGCCCAACGAAAGCCCTGAAAAAGAGAAAAATCAGGGGGTAAGTAGCGATTCTAAGCCCCTTTTACCCCAAAAAATGAAGGATTTATTAAATAAATAAGAAAAAACTAGTGTTGTTGTTGTTTCTATTTTTAAATATTTTATTTATTTATACATACACTCATTCTTTATTTCGTATTTATGTAAAGAATGCGTTATCTTTATATACTAAGTTTATTTAAGAAATAATAATATGGGTGTAATCGACTTCGAAACAAACAGATTGAGACAGCAAGAAATCGAAGTGCAGGCATTAACTGCTATAGCACAATTCGGTAGAGAAACACAAAAGCATAAAGCACTAAAACATTTAGAAAATATTGCGTATCCCCTGGAGGCCTATAATGATTTGTAAACGTTGTGAACAATGGATTCCCTGGAATAGTAGAATTAACGGACAGTGCAAACACTGTCACAAAGCAGGAGGTGAATAAATGGGTAGAAGACCAGGAGAATACAAAGAGACCGTAACAATACGGTTAACGCCACAAGCAAGAGTTTATATCAAAGAGATCTTACAATTCTTTCAGGCAACACGTGGCTGGAACAATACAAAAGTCTACAATAATTCTATCGTTATAGAACAAGCAATAGGGCATTATCGTAATTTTCAGAGGACTATGCACGAGACGCACGGTAAATTATGTGGCTGTTGTGGGCATCCTAAACCTGAACATAGACAAGACTGATCCTTTAATCAATTCCTAAGCACAAATCGTGCTCAGCAAATGGCTAAAGGATCAAGAGTATTAACCTTAAGTATACAACCGTAGGTTGTGTAGGTATGGCACCACGACGCAAAGCTCCACGTAGAAGAGCAAAAAAATCATTTAATATTTCTGCCATTGAAGCAGGAACAGCACTAAGTTTAGCACAGTCAACAGGCGCAAGTAGCGCAGTAGATTCAATGTTACAAGGTAATTTTAAAGGCGCATTAAGCACTTTAGAAAGCAATGTAATGCAAAACAAACAGAAGATCACGGCCACTCTCGCAGGGGCCGCAGTAGCAAAGGCATTAAGCAAAGGCTTCATGTCTGGCACATTGGCTAAACTCGGGCCTATTCGAGTAAAACTTTAGAGGACACAAACTATGGCATTTTATAGAACCAGAGAAGGCGCAGTAACCGCCGCAGACAGCTTTACGGCATTGGGAAGTCTATACGGACAATCCACAACAGCCGCAATACAAGTTCCAGCAGGAGCAACTCAGATTATTGGCATTATGGCCAGTGTAGCAAGTGACAGCGCAACAAATGGCGCAACCACCTTTGCTGTGCAATTATCTGGAGACGGACTAAGCAACGGTCAAGAGACACTTTGCATAGGTTCCCAGGGAGTTGACGGAACACCAGCCTCGAACGGCTCAGGTAATCCATCAGTAAACTACGACGTAGCAATCCCATGTGTTGGATCTAACCAGGTATCTGTTGCAGTTGCAATGGACACTGACATCGGAACACTATCTGCATCTGTAACCTTAGTATTCGCTTAGAGGCATAACATATGCCTTACGAACGCACAGGATACGCCCCCTGGAGTTTAACCAGGGAAGCAGGCGTTCAGTCCGCAACAGTAGACGGAACCATACAAGTTCCTCAATATGTATACCCAAATTTAGATACTGGGTTTATAGATGAAAAAGGAAACTGGCAAGGTCGTAAGAGCAATGATGAAGTATTTATTGCAATTCAAAAAGACTTGGCAATAGCCAATGGCGCAGAAATATTAACTCCATCTGCCTTAGCGGATGGCAAATGGCCTTTGGATATGACAGGGTTTAATGATCTCTTTATTGCAATTAAGCCAAGCAATGGCGGTAACTATACTATTACTGCGGTAATGGGTCCAGATACTGAGAGCTTTGCTAATCTAAGCCCTGTTAATGCGGCTACAACATTAAAAGGGAATGTAAGGTCTATAGGAAGTGAGTCCGATTTTGAAGTTTTAGTATCAGATACAGAAAGCTTAACGGCAGATGTATGGAATATATTTATGATCCAAGAAAGACTTGCAGACCAAAAGCTATTACAGTTTAAGGTTCAGAATGCAAGTGGTGGATCTTCTGATATTGATACAGCATTTATGAGGCTTGTTTAATGCCTAAACGACTTTCCCGTAAAGATTTAGAATATATGATGGATTTTGAAGGAGATCCCTACATTGACGGTTATAGAAGGGGTTTTAATGATGGAATAAAGTATAGTGCAGAATCAAGACAAGGCAAGCCACGAAGTCAATTTGCTTTAGACCCAAAACCTAAACGTAAACTCTCAGCATGGCAGAAATACATTAAGAATAAACGTAATCACATCAAATACCGCGACGGTAAATTAAATCTAAAGAAGATGGGTGTTGCATTTAGGAGAACAAGACGTTAAATGCTAGCTGAATTAATCTTAATAGGGAAACTACTGGGGAAAACCGATTTGTCGAAGTCTACACCATCTCCAGTAGTTCGCCCGAAGTTCTTTACTGAACCGACAAAACCTAAAACGATCACGCCACCAACAAAGGTGGGGCCTGCACTTGGGCTAAAAAAATACTTCTAATGCCTTACGCGCTAATTCCTGAAGGGTTTACCTTAAAGAAAGTCACAAAGGCACAAGAGAAGGCAGTAAAGGATTTGCGACGTAGTGAATATATTAAGGAACTTTTGGATAATGAAACAACGTTGCCATTGATATTAGGGCCTGTGTTAGTTCCTATTATTGCTCTTACTATTTCTGAGTTGTTAAAAGACGTTCCTGGACTTCCTACAGA